TATGCGATTGCCAATGAGGTCAGGAAAATTGAGCTTTACGGGGTTGATTTCTCGTATGCTCACGACCGCCATATGGCTGAAGCGGGTCGCGGCTGCTGCGAGTTTCTGTGTGGAATGGCTGTCCGGTCATTTGGCATTGAGATTCAGGTTGGGCCGTCCAGCACATTTCTGGACGTTAATGTTCCTGATGAGGACAGGCTGTACGGATACCGTGATCTGCCCTTATATAATTACGGAAACAAGATCAAGTTAGATTATAATGACCAGAACAAACTATGGTCTGTAGTCGAAGTGGAGCCACCGAAAGATGGCATATGCTAAAGGGAAATACTCGTATGTAACGAGTGATCGTAGCGGGGTTCGTTACCTCAAGAGGGACGTTCGCCGTGAGTGGAACGGGTCCATTGTCGGAAAAGACGAATATGAACCCAAGCATCCGCAGCTTACGCCACCCCGCGTCGTTGCTGACCCAGAAGCAATCAGGAACGCCAGAAATGATCGGGTAGAGCCTCCGGTAGAGGTTCTTCTGAATCCCGACCCATTCCTTAGTTCAACTGCCGGTTCTGCTGTTATTACTGTAACAGAGATTGCTCATGGCCGATCCACGGGGGATGTTGTTGCCTTCCGTAATTGTGAGCCATTTGATGGGTTTTCTTCTGCGGTATTGCAGAACGCTTCAGGGTATTCGATTACTGTAGTGGACTCTGATACATATACTTTTACGGCGTCTTCGGGCACCGCAACTGTTGGGTCTAAGAATGGTGGTGGCGATGTTGCCTCTGCTGGCCCGGTGACTGTGGAGGCATAAATGTCTTGGACTTTTGCAACCCTGAAGACCGCGATTCAGGATTATACGGAGAACGACGAAACCACTTTCGTCAATAATCTCAATAACTTCATTCAGATGGCTGAAGAGCGCATTCTGAAGGAGGTTCAGTTCGACGTATTCAGAAAGAATCAGACCGGAACCATGAGTTCTGGCAACAAGTACCTGACGAAACCGACTGATATCCTTGCGGTATTCTCTCTCGCGATTAAACCGGCCAGCGGGTATGTGGAGCTTCTCCAGAAGCACCCGACCTTTATTGCTGACTACAATCCAGACGATACGGTGACCGGGACGCCAAAATACTACGCTAACTTTGACGATACGACCTTTGTTATTGCCCCCACGCCTGACGCTAACTACACGGCAGAAGTGCATTACTTCTACCGCCCCAATAGTCTTACGGCTGGGGCAGAAGGTGGCACAACGTGGCTCAGCACCAACGCTCCCCTTGCATTGCTTTACGCGAGTCTTGTTGAGGCTTATACCTTTATGAAGGGCGAGCCGCAGCTTATTCAGCTTTACAATGAGCGTTATATTGAGGCCCTTGGCAGGCTGAAGAACATGGCTGAGGGGCTGGATCGTCAGGATCAATACAGATACGGATCACTAAGGCAGGCTGTTAGCTAATGTTTGATGTCCAGCTTGGGCAAGTAGAGATTTCTGTTACTTCTGGCAGACCGCACACCCCAGAAGAAATTGCCGAAATAGCACTCAAGAAGATTATTTACGTCGGAAAAGACTTGCCGCCTGAAATACAGTCTCAGGCTGAGTCATACAGAAAAAATTTGTACCATACTCTGCTGAGTTATATTAAGATGGGCACAAGGGCTGAGCGTTCTTTTGTCTTGCAGGCCCTAGATCGTGCGGAAATGAAGGACGCCGCTGCTTTCGTTAGGAGTTTGTGATGGCTATTACTACCGCAATGTGCACCTCTTTCAAAACAGAATTGATGGAGGGAACTCACAATTTCACCACTGGTGGCGATGCCTTTAAGCTGGCTCTCTATACCACCGGAGCGTCCTTGGATGCCTCTACCACGGTCTATGTGACTGGCGGTGAGGTAACAAGCACCAATTATTCGGCTGGTGGCGCTGCCCTTACCAAGGTATCGACATTTCCCAAGGCCACCGGGACGACGGCAATTACCGACTTTGCCGACCTGACTTTCAGCACGGTAACTGTCGCTGCTCGTGGTTGCCTGATCTACAACAGCACGGATGCCAATAAGGCTGTTGCTGTCATTGATTTTGGCGGCACCAAGTCCTCTACGTCTGGCGACTTTACGGTCCAATTCCCATCACCTACGGCTACTGGCGCGATCATCCGAATCGCCTAATGGAGTAATCCATGGCGAACATAACGGGCTGGGGCCGCGATACATGGAGTTCTGGACCGTGGGGTGAGCCAATCCCGGTTGAGATTACCGGGGTTGCGGCTACTGGTGGCGTAGGTTCCTTAACTGTATCTGCTGCTGCCGTCCAAGTCCTTGCGGGGGTTTCTGCTACTGGTGGAGTTGGCGCGGTTACCGTGTCCATTCCTGCCAGTCAGACCCTGTCTGGGGTTTCTGGGGTTGGTGCCGTTGGCTCCATTGCCGTTTCAGCAGATGCGGCAGTCACATCTGGCTCGGTATCAGCAACAGGGTCTGTAGGCTCCCCAACAGCAAGCGCCGGGGCTGGCGCTTCAGCTACGGGTGTTGCAGCAACTGGTGGTGTAGGGTCTGTATCAGCGTCTACTGACGTAAACCTCGTTGCATCTAGCGTTTCTGCAACAGGTTCTGTTGGCTCTCCCACAATATCGACAGCTACGGTTGCTCAGCCCGCTGGGGTTTCCGCAACGGGGTCTGTTTCCTCTGTCTCTGTGTCCATATCCATAACTGGAAGTGCGACGGGGGTTGGCGCTACTTCGGGGTTGGGGGTCACTACACAGTCGGCTGACGCTAATCAGTCTGCTTCTGGGGTTTCTGGCGTATCCGGGCTTGGGACAGTTACGACTACGGCAGATGCTAATGCTGCCGTTTCTGGCGTTCAGGGGGCTGGCGCTGTAGGGCAGGCAACAAGCGCAGTTTCATTTACTGTTCCTGTTTCTGGTATTTCCGCCACATCTTCTGTTGGATCAGTATTCGTTAAGTATAGCTCAGTAATAACACTTCAATCTGTTGCTGGAATTACTGGGGTAGGTAGTGTAAATATATGGGGTCTGGTAGATGATGCTCAGACTGCGTCTTGGGCACCTACTTCGACTACTCAGACCCCGACTTGGGAGTCTGTGGATGATTCGCAGTCGCCGAATTGGTCTGACCTTGCTGCATAGAGAGATAAGCAATGCCTAGCACATATACTACAAATCTTGGCATCGAGAAGATTGCTACTGGCGAGCAATCGGGTACTTGGGGAAACACCACAAATACCAATCTTGATATTCTTGACCAGTCTATTGACGGCATCATCTCGATTACCCTTGCGTCTGCCGGTTCTAGCGGATCGCCAAATTCGCTCCCTATTACAGACGGAGCGGTATCGAATGGCCGCAATAAGTTCATCGAGTTTGTTGATGGCGGCGATCTTGGCGCGACGGCTTATGTCCAACTGACGCCCAACGATTCCGAAAAGATCGTTCACATCAGAAACAGTCTCTCTGCCAGCCGATCAATCATTGTCTTTCAGGGAACCTACAACGCCAGTAATGACTATGAAATTCTGAATGGCGAAGATGTCCTTCTGAAGTTTGATGGCGCTGGTGCTGGTGCTGTTGTCTCTCAGGTATTTGCCAATCTTTCCCTTCCTTCGGTCAACATTGATGGAGGAACGATTGACGGGGCTGTTATCGGTGGCGCATCTGCGGCAGACGGTTCGTTCACGACTCTCAGTGCAAGCTCCCCGATTTCGGCTGCGGACGGCAGCGCATCAGCCCCCAGCGTAACCAACACGGGCGACACAAATACCGGAATCTTCTTTCCAACAGCCGACACGGTTGGCGTTGCGGTTGGCGGTACTGAAGTTTGGCGCTTCGGGTCGAACCCGACGACCGCGAAAAACATCTTCATCAACGGCGAAAGTTCTGTAAACCAGCGCGGAACGCAGACCGGCCTTGGTGCGGCTGGCGCTTACCTAAATGATCGTTGGAAATACGAGGGGAGTGGAAGCGGAGAAACCGGGCGGTTCACGGCATCTAAAGGAACGGGCATCAC